GTATTGTTATATCGCCCGATAAAATTGTAGATGTATACACACCTAGAATTCTAAGCCCATTTTTTGTGATATCATAAGATAAATTACCATCTTTGTCATAAATTTCTAGCATCTTTTTTCTCCTATAGTAGTAAATAGCAAAGATGAGAATAACTACAATTAGTATTCCATAAATGATTTCCATTATTTCCATACCCCCTCCACTGACTTAGTTGATCTCTGGCGCCGCTTAGTGAAACTACGTATTTCCCA